ATTAAAAAAAGTTACGTTAAAGAATAGAACAGATAAACTAGACGAAAAACCATTTTCAATAATAGATTTTTGTTGTTTCAAAGATAACGGAGAAATTTGTAACTCTTTGTTATTTGAAGGAGAGAAGAAATTTAAATTTTTCCTTAAATTTTTAATTTCATTTAAAACGGTTTTAAAATTATCAGACATATGTATATATATTTACTGCTGGTTTAAATTTATACCAGTCGAGGATGAAGATTCTTTTTGAGCATTAAATTCCTTTACTATTTTATTATAAAATATCTTCAACTCTGTAAAACTGTAATTTTTAAAATCAGCTGTATTTAAATTTAACTGCTTTATTAAAATATATTCAAAATCATAAAGGTTTTCTAATGAAGTGTTAAAAATATTTTTTAAAAAATATAAAACATCTCCATTATAAACTGATAGCTTTGTATCTAATACTTGAATAGTACTTTTTGTTAAATAATTACCGCAATCCGTAACAATTTGGGAAAAATTTAAATCGGGAATATTATCCAATATTTCTTCCTTTTGATTCAAGGTAAAATTACTAAAGTCTATTTTTTTACCATTTAAATTAATGCTTTTTAAATTTTTATATAACTCATTAGTTAAATCTGATATAAAAAAAGTATCAAAATTTTTGAAAGCTAAATTTTCTGATGTTAAATCCCTTTCTTCTATATGGGTATTTTCTATTATATGTTGGGTATTTAGTTTATAGTTTTTATCATTATAAATTAGATCTACATCTTCTCCTAAAATTAATGATCTGATATGTAACAAACATTTTAATTTATCAAAAGCTGTAGGTTTTTTTTCAGTAAAAACATTATCCTTGTATAATTTCTCAAATATTTTATTTAAAACTTGTAGATCATCAGTTAAAAATGATTTAACCAAATTTTTATATTCAAAATAACTTAGTTCGGTTATTTTGTAATCATCAAAGTAATATGAGTTCATTAATAAAAGGGATTTATATTTTTTAACATCTCATTAACGCTGAGATATAGATTACTACTTATTTCATATTTGTCAAATGTCCAAGTTGTGTTAAAATTCTTTACACCTTCATCTTCACTATTAGAATAATCTCTATTAGAAATAGATGTTGGAACGCAATTATAAAATCTCCATGTTTTTCTAGGTATTTGAGATAAACCTTCTTTACTACGTGTATACTGGACAATGGTTAAATTCGTTTTTGGGTCTTTTAAACGTTCAGCCTCATCTTCAGGGTTTCTTGCTACTAAACCGTAGTGAGATGCCATAATAACCCATGGTCTTATAACAAAGTCTACAAATGATGTATTAGTTTCCCGTAAACTTAAATTAAAATTACCAAAATTACCTCTATTTTTTAATACAGAACCAGCTATAAAACCTCTATTATTAGGTATTGTGGCCTTATCTGCTATTACCGAATCGTCTGGTATACTAAACTGATTAGCAAATATACAACCTACCATACCTTGGTTTTTAAAATTAGTAGTAGTTACTTTAGGTAAATTAATATCAAATCCTGTTGAATTAACTACCGGTTCTAAATTACGTAGTACTTGGGTTGTTAAACCTGCTGGAAAGTTATCAATTAAAACTATAAATTGAGTGTTCAACGGTATAGAAGTACTCCATTGACTTAAACTGTTTAAAAAAGAGTCCCTAAAGCTTATTAACGGTGTACCAGGTAGATTTGTACCAAATAACGATAAACCAGGTTGCGCTAATGTACCACCAACTATATTATTAACAGGGTTTGATACCCCCCTGATAACATTATTAACTGAATTTAGTATTTTAGTAGGCATTTATATATATTTATACAAAAAAAAGCTCTCACGAAGAGAGCTTTTAATTTCAAATAAAGAGTTATTAAGCTGTTTGTCTAAAATAATGATAAGTTAATGTAACGTCAAAATCTAGAACCGTACCATCTTGCGTAACGTCATACTGTAATTCACCTACACTTTTAAGTGCAACACCAACTAGTTGGAATTGAGATATTCTATCTAATTCTTTATCAAGCAAAGCTAAATCAATAACACTATCAGCAGTTGGCATAAAGTAATTACCTGTACTATCTGCATCATTAAAAGTATCATTTAAAACTTGTAAAAATCTATTTCTAAGATCGTAACTTTCATCACATCTAAAAGTAATAGTATACCCTTCACTTCCTGTATATTTTGTAACACCGGGTACATTAAAGTTTAAACCCATATATGGAACTGCTTGTGATGTTACTTCTTTACCGGGCAATTTAGCTGTCTTAGCATAAATTAAATCATCTTCGTCGAAAGCTATCTCAGTACCGTTACCAAAATTAATGTTTAAAACTCTGAATAGATTATTTCTTGCAAAGTCCTTCGCTTGGGCTTGGGTATAAAAATTTTGTATTGTTTGTCTAGTCTGTGCCATGGTTATTAATATTTATTCATTTATACCAAATTTAACCCGTTAATAATAAGTTAAGATTAAATTAAAGTGCTGCTATTCTAAGTTTAAATGCTGCAAAGTCTGCACTTGCTGCTACTTCTGTTTTTAAAGTTGCTAAAGGAATGCGCGCATTAATGGCATTGCCACTAGTGGCAATTGCAGCTGTATTTGTATTTACTTCACTATGTAATTCATTAACTGCAGTAGCTAAAGTATTTGCAGTTGTAGCTAAATTAGCTGATCCTATTTTATTACCAGATAATGTAAGATCAAGAGCAGATACACGAGTAACATAAGTGTAAGCGGTTAAAGCCGCGTATTTAACATCATATAAACCATCACCGATTTCGGCTTTAAAAAAATCAGTATATGTGCATAATGTTGCAACATCTGAAGTTACACCTGCAAGATTTATATCATCTACATCCGCTGAAAGAACTTGAAAGAAAGCAAAATTAGTATCAATAACAGTGCTTATTGCATTAATTGATGTGGTTGCAGCAGTAGCGTCAAGAGAAAGAGCGTCTATAAGCACTGTATTCGCGTCGACACCACCTGAAAGAAAAGTAATATCACCAACATTCTCTGCTGAAAATGAAGCAACTCCACTATCTATTCTTATTATATCATTACCTACTAAGTTAGCATAGGTAATCTTTTTTGAAGCATCGGCATCAGATGCACCAGCATCTACTATATATAGTAAATCATTGCTAGTAAATTGAGCAATATTCAACGTTGGTAAATCTGTTAATTTTCTATTAGGCATTTTATGTTACTGATTGTAGTACTCCATTTATAAAGTTTAAAGTTCCACCTGCTGTGGTTATACTCTGAGTTAACCCTCCGGTAAGAACGGTTATTTTAGTATAAGCTGTCTCAGCATACTCAGTAGTTTGCCATAAATCTTCAGTCTCTGCTGAAAGGACTTTGACCTGACTCGATAGCACTGCAAAATCTGTTACAAAGTTAGTTAAATTTAAAGTTATATAAAACCCAGATAAAGATCGTACTTCTGCTGTAAAAAGATTTACGTTATCATTTAAATTTGTAATAATACCATTTGTACCACTTAGTAGATCATTAAACGTTATTCTATTAGACGTACCTGCATCACCCTTAACAATATATAGTATATCATTATTGCTAGGAAAGGTTAAAGGTGCTAAATCTGATACTTTTGTATCTGCCATGTAATTATTTAATTAAATGACTTTGTTATTAAACTAATTCGTTAAAATCTGTACCTGTTTTTGTTGCGTAGAAGTTAACTAATATAAACTCTGCTGCTCTCGTTGGCTTTAAGTATATATCAACTCTTAATTCATTGGAATCAATAATATCAGGTGTATTGTTTCTTTCATCACAAATAATCAGATAATCGTATACTCCTTCAGTATTTTTAACATTCTCAAAAATAGGTGTCAACGTATTGACTACTCGAGTTCTAGTTAATAAAGTATTTGGTTCAAATACAAAATTACGAACTGTATTTTTAGTAGCTTTTTCCAAGTATATGAATAAACGTCTTACATTAATTCTATCAAACGCACTCGGTAATTTTTGAAGTGTTTTCTGACCGAATACAACTGGCCCTTCAACTGGGAACGAAGGAACTGGATTAACAGATATCTTATATAGTTGGTCTCTTTGTTTCTGCGTTGGAAATAATGCTAGTCCAGCTGCTCCTGTCAATCTACCTCTAGTAAATCCTGCTGGTGCAAACCATGGATCAAAAGCTGAATCTGAATTAGCCATTATCGCTCCTAGATAACCTGATGAAGGGCAATATGATAAGCCTCCATATACCGAATCTGTGCTTTGTATCCACTGACCATACGTCGCTGCATAACTTGAATTAACTTGACTTGCAAAAGCTTTGATCGGGTTAAGTACGTCTCTAGAGAAATTCTTATTACTATCTTGCAGTGTTAAGAAACTATCCCCTGCTACAAATATTGGTCTGGGTAGATCAGCAATGAAAATATGATCTTTTCTTCTAAATTCAGCAAACGTTACAAATCTAGTTATAATATCATTCCATAAAGCTCTGTAGTTCATAGTTTGTGAAGATCGGGTTGTGTTATCTGTTCTTGTTGTTCTAAACCCCTCGATAGCTGAAACTGCTACCGTATCATCATATGAACCGTTAATACCGCTTGTAACCATCGTGGTTGAATAAATTGTTGATAAACCACCATCAATTGTTATATCTATATCAAATCTTTCTGCATTTTCTACAGTATCTAATAAACGATCTAATTTTTGAGGTACATTACCTATAATTTTTGTACTTAAATCAGTAGTTGCATATGAACCTAAAGCAAATAAGCTATCTGCATCACCTAAAGCATTAAAAGGAAATGACGTTGCTAACATCGTTGCAGTTGATGCATTAGTTGCACCGAATTCAGCTGATAAATTATTAACAATTGAACTACCATTAACTCTTTTAGTGTTAAATCTTATTTTTGTGCGAGGTTTACCATCTGGATCTAAATATGTTGCTTTAGTTCTGTTACTTAAGAAATCATTAACCATTATATCCATTGTTGGTAGCTGATTTTCTGTTTCAACTCTAAATGGTACCGGTACACCACCTAATGGGTCATTAATCTGTCTATGATAATCTAGTGAACCGACAACTGTTTCTTCTAGATTTAAAGATAATCTAATTGTATTATTAGTTGTTGGTGTTGATCCTAATTTGAATAGTCCAATTGATAAAGTATCGTCGAATTGATTTCCAGCAATATCGAAATCAGTTAGATTTTCCATTTGCTCAGATATACTATTCGGTGTAACCCCAAACGTATCCTCACTATTATCAGTCGGAGCTGAAAGGACATTCTCGAGCCTGGTTGAGGGTAAATTAATAAACGATTCAGGTCCAAGTACATTTCGATTACTGCTAACAGTATTAGCTAATGTTTGGATACTTCTAATACCATCGAAAGGTGTTGCAGGATTTAAATTTGTATTATCAATTGCACCTAAGTAAAACCCTTGGAAATTTTGGTCAATCGTTGTTTGAGCTTTATTGATAACAAGCATTGCAGCTTTACCGAGATCTTCTAATGAACTAAAATCTGTTGATGATGTATCTTTCCAAGTAAATCCATCGTTTTGCTGTATTCTAAAATATGTATCTTGATCAATGGTAAAGTGTTTCGGTTCACCGAGAAGTACTGAACGAATACTACTTACTGCTCCGGTATTTGTAAAACCGGGTAGGGTGGTAACTCTTTTTAAGTCGTTATCGATGGAAACTGCTGAACCAGGGTATGCTAAAACACTATAATTATTACCGAATCCAATACCTCTATCAACACCGTAAGGCATTCTATAAACAAATACATTTGCTGGACTATTAAACAATGCATTAGCTGTACTTGTTAAGTATAATTCTGCAGGAGCAGTTGGTTCACCGTAAATATCAGCAAATTCACTACGTGAAGTTACTTGAATAACTTCATCAGTTGGTCCTTTATCTGCAAAACCTGTAATTAAAACGTTTGTACCTGCAGGAACTACAGGTCTTATAGATTGATCGATTTCTCTAATTTCTACACCGGGAGATTGAATTGTACGTGCCATATACTATTATTTATAGCATCCCGTATGAAGATTATACCAATTCAACTAATAACTGAGAAAATGCAAATTCTAATGTTGTTTCTATTTCTCCTGATTCTCGATAATTAAAATTAATACCCCCTAAATTAACAGGGAAAGCTTTTGTAAACATGAATTTAACTTTGTTTTTATCAAATTCATCTTTAGCATATAGTGTAATATCGGTTTGATATAAATCGGTAGGTGTAAGAGTGTTTGGATTTCTTCTTTCTTTAGGGGAAACATTAGGTTTATTAAATATACCTTTACCATTAAACGTAGAAATCTTTTCATCGTTCATTAAATCGAGCCATTTATATAATACCCAATAATTATTATATTCATTATCAATAGTAAAATTAACAGTTACATTTTCATAGACTGGTCTTGTATGTTTCGACACTTTCATTGATTGACCAGCATAATATAAGCTTTCTTCAGGTACTTTTATTTGTGGTACAACTGTACCGTATACTGAAAACTGTAAACTATTTTCTATTATACCAGTATTTTTTCTACTACCTAAATAATCATTACTAATGTCTTTAAGTATAGGCGGTAGACTTAAAACAAGTAAAAACTTATCTAATCTACTTTTATTAAACTGTGATTGATTTATTGTCCCCATACCTTAAAGCCTTGCATTTGTAATTGATCTATTTCACTATTAGTATTAGAAGCGTTGCCTATAATAACTGGTAGTGTGCTGTTAGTCCCGCCTTTTTCATTGCTATATAAAGAAGTTGGGTCCATAAAATATTTAATACCAAAATCCATTTGTTGCAGTTCTAAAGGTCTATTATTTGTATCTTTTTTAACTACATCAAAATATGTTTCAACAATATCATTATCTAGTATAATCAGGTTCCACATGAGTGAGGTGACTAAATCATCGTGATACCCCTTCTTTGCATTCCATGTACCATTCGCAGCTTTTACATAGTTTTTTAATTCTTTAACAGTTCTGCTATCATTTATTTGTACTGACTCTAATTCATTAACCCAATAGCGCATATTTGTAACTGCCTTGTATTTCGTATTAGTATGTGAAATTATGCCTAATTGTTGTTTCTTTCTATTAGCCAATGAACCACCCCATGATACAATATTTTCATAATCGTGAGTATTTTTAAGTATATCAACTACCTGACCACCGCTATTATTTCTTTCAACACAAACTAATGGGTTACCCCAGTGCTGCAATATTTCATAAACCTTTTCAGTGAAGTTATATGGTGATATTTCATTGTTATGGTATACTGCTACTTGTTTAATGTTGGTTAAATCGGTATAATCTAATATTTGAACTACTGATGCATCTTTACCTAACCCTTCAGCAGTATCAACGCTTGCTATATATATACCGTTTTCTGAAGGCTCATCCCATAAAAGATATTTACCATCATCGAATACAAATTTTGGTTCAGAAGTTTTACTTTTAAGTTTTTGAAATAATTCATCATTAACTGAACTTTCTCCTGATGAAATAAATTCACAATTAAATTCTTGCTCAAATGCTTCTCTACTACCGATACTATTGATAGTTTGCTTTCTCCATTTTTCATCTCTACCTGGTACTTCATTCCATAAAATTTTATCACACGCCCAATCATTTTCATTATTTTCAGCTCCTGAATATAATTTGTAAAAAAGATTATCAGTACCATTAGCAGTTGATGCAATAAAAATTTTAGATTTCTTTGAAGAAGAAACAATTGGATAAACTGATTTCCAGAAATCATCTACTAAATGTGGCTCAATAAAAGCAAGCTCGTCAAGTATAAGACAATTTACCGATTGACCACGAGCAGCAGTACCAGTTGTGGTAGATATACCTATTTTTGTACCATTGGCTAATAATATAGATGTTTTACCATATTCTTTAACACCCGGTTTTAACCAGTTAGGCAATTCTTCATATGCTAATCTAATTCTACTCATTATTTCTAATGCTGTACCTTCTTTATTAGCTACAATTAATATTCTTTGATCTTCATTAAAGCATGCAATCCATAAAGCATAAATTGTCATCATTGTAGTTTTTCCTATCTGACGGCTTGCTAATAATATAAAAAAGCGATTATCTCTCATTTTACGTAATGCTCTTTTTTGACAGTAATGCAGGTCAATTGTCTTTTTACCTTCATCTAGGGATATAATATAAAAGAACCTTTCTGCAAAGTGTAAAATATTTTTCTTACACTTTTGTAGGTCTTGAACCATGCTTGGTGTATACTCAAATTCCGAACCAACCGTAGGTAGATTCGGGTTATTCATATAATTTTGTTTATTTTTAATCATCTCGCTATAAATATTTACATGACTCGAGTAAATACTCTAACCGAAATATGGGATACATATAATAATAATATTTTATCTGAAAATACACCAGGTGTAAAAGCAGCTAAAATGGGTACGAAACCAGGTAAGCTACCTGTTAAGCCAAATGATATAAAGAAAGGTTTTGCGAATGATAAGTCGTCAGGACCTGAAAATGCTGAAAAAGGTGAAACGTATTCCAACGTTATAGACCCTAAACATAATGGAGTTCAAGATGAATTATATAACAGTGAAATTTATTCTTCTGAAAAATATAACAAAAATGATAAGAAAATAGAGAAAAAAGTAAAAGAGAGTATAAATAATTATATGAAATCTACTTTTGATAAACTTTTTGAAAATGTTATGGGTGAAGAAATGCATCCCTCTGATAACGAAACACAAGAATTAGACGCTCTCGGTATTGATACTGAAGTCGATGATGAAACCAGTGAGGGTGATGTAACAGTTACACTTGACCGTGAAATGGCTAAGGCACTTTGCGACGTATTACAAGCAGCAATGGGTGATGAAGATGACGGCGAAGATGACGGTGAAGAAGAATATTCTTCAGAAATGGAAGAAGATGGTTTCAATAGTTTTGAAGAAGCTGAAGAAGACGATGATGATGAAGACACTCATAAGGAAGCAGTAGAAATGCAAGCAGTGCCTGATACAGCTGGTACAAATTTAACCCATCCAGGTCATAACAAGGTTGGTAAGCTCAAAGCAAAAGGAAAGAAAGCATCTGATTCAACTAAAAAGTATGTAGATGCTGAACCAAAACCATTAGCTGATGGAAAAGCAGCTCTTCAAAGCAAACAAAACAAAGTTCACAGTACAGTTACCCAAGGTGACTTTATCCAATAAAAAGTAGATTTAAAATAAATGCGCAATCATTAATTTGGTTGCGCTTTTTTTTGCTTAAATATAATTATGATAAAATTTCATAAGTTTTTTGAAAATAAATACCAAGGGACTAAACCCGGTATCAATCATAGACATAGAAGGGCTATACCGGGTAGTAGTGGGAATTCACGGTATTTACGTAAACATGAAAATATTGTACCTGATTATGTAAAAGCTGATCCAACAAAAAATCAAGCAATTGAACAATTAAGGGGAAGTTCTGGTAAAAGGGTTTGCAGCTCTTCAGAATTGGATTATATTAGAAAGGAATATAATGTGGTACCATATAAAGGTGAGATTAAAAAATTAGGTAGCACCGGTATAAAGTTATATTTCGATGAAAAATTAAATAAATTTGTTTTAGAAAAATGAGTCAACCAGATTATAGTTGTGATTACCCAGGAATAGTGCAAACTGATGAAACTTGTTATAGATTTACTGATAAATCCATACAAGCAAGTGAACGTGTGTTGTTTTCTAATTGGTGGAGAGAACAAATAAATCAATTCGGAGTTAAAGTTAATTTTTATGTCAATACATACAATACGTTAAGTGCTGATAACTTTTACGGTGAGCAACCTACACAGACATTTGCAGATCCAAGAA